GCTACAACGGCAGCGCAGGTGGCGGAGCTGGGGGCTATCGCACATTCGACAACATCACGATCTATGACGGGACCTACACCCTCACGGTCGGCGCTGGCGGAGCTGCTGGCGGCAACGAAGCACGAGGCAGCAAAGGATCGGACACAACCTTCAATCAAGCCACGGGATCAGGCTGGACAAATCTTTCCTGTACCGGAGGCGGCGGCGGTGGTGTAGCGATGAACCCTGCGGCTCAGACAGGTGGCTCAGCGAGCGGCACCGCTTACTATCAAGGCAACTGGCATAGCAGCGGTGCGTCTGGCAATGAGGGTGGCTATACACCCCCCGAAGGCAATGACTCTCAGAGTTCGAGTGCCTACAACACAGCCGGTGGTGGGGGCGCTGGTTCAGATGGCGGTAATGGTATGTCTAGCGAAACTTGGGGCGGCGATGGCTCAACTTGGCACGATGGTGTTACTAGAGGAGGGGGCGGCTCGTACAACAGCACCGATCATGGCTATTTAGGTGGCGGTGGTGGTAGCGGTCGAGATGATGGCGTAGCTAACACTGGGGGCGGCGCTGCGGCGAGGCGAGGACCGAATACTGCTGATGGTGGCTCAGGTGTTGTCATAGTCAGAGTGGCGGCGTAATCATGGCTCACTTCGCAAAGATCGAAAACGGAGTCGTCCAACAAGTCGCAGTCGTTCCTGACGAGCAAGAACAAAGAGGACAGGACTTTCTCGCCGACGATTGTGGTCTAGGTGGAACATGGGTTCAATGTTCCTACAACAGCAACATTCGGAAACAATTTCCCGGTGTTGGCTACAGCTACGACGAGTCAGCCGATGTTTTTATTAGTCCATCCCCATTTCCATCTTGGACTCTTGACGGACACTACGAGTGGCAACCACCTACTCCGATGCCTGAAGGCTCATGGACCGACAAGTTGCCCGGTATTTTAGGACCAGATCACCCAGATGTGGAAGAAGCTCCTTACCGTTGGGATGAAGAATCTTTATCTTGGGTTTTGATTGCAGACAATCCCCCATTTACACAAGAACCTACGTCATCTAACTCGGTGGAAGTTCACACAGTAATGTATACGGAAGGCCCCTAAATGACTTATGGTGAGAATGGCTCTGTAATAGGGCCACAGAACCTTCCCACTACTAGTGCTGCGCCGGGTGTGTGGTCGTTGGGGGAGATTGCTGAAGCTCAACGTGACGGCATTTGGCCGAAACCGTTTAAGGGGTTCATTGCTCAATTTGAGTCAGGTTTCCCAAGCCAAACAGTTCTTTATACTGGCGGTGTTGACTTAGATTCAAACGACGATCTTTTCATTTCTTTCCGAAGTTACGGCAACCCCACCAGCGCCAGTGATTATTCAGGCGGATTCGCCAAGATCAACACAACGACTAACACTTTAACGGATACCCGATTATTCCGAGTGGGTAGCGCAAGCGACTATACGGGTTTAAGCAACATTACTGTTGACAGTGCTGGTAGCGACGACATCATCCTCAGCGGAGATTGTGATGTCTCGGGGACTTTTGGGGTTTACACCGTTAAGTTAAACAGTTCCTATGTTGAACAATGGTTCGGGATAAACAGCAGCGAGCAAATTTGGCGGCGTATGTCTGGGCAGCCTAGTTACGTGAACTATCCGTCAAGTCACCGGATGTCACCGAACGGCACATACCTTTACGCTAGTGGCTATGGTTACGCTGGCAGCGGCAGCGGCTACAACCCACTACTTGTTCCCGCTAGCCCAAGTACGGGTTACCGGATTGGCAGTAACAACCTTACTGACGATTCAAATCCTTCCGGTATGGGTTTATATTTAAGATGCCACGCCATGAATAATTCTAATTATGCGTGGATGACGTTTCCTTACCATTCTTCTTACGGTGGTTACCACAACCATGTTTTGAAGGTTTATAACGGTGGAAGTTCAGCGTCGGCTACTGGGTTAAGAATTGATTTTGGGGGCGGTTCATATTCTGGTGGCACGTATATGAGTGCGGCTAGCAATGGCGACTTGTATAACACAGCGGGTAACGCTGACAGATATCCGTATATGGGTATTATCCAAGGCGGTACCGGCAACGGTACGGCTTACTTTTTCCGATGGAACCATGCGTCCGGTTGGAACACTTTTGACCAAGGGTATCGGTTCGCTGTTAATGCAGCAGACAGCCCAGCATCACCAACGCTACTAGGCAGCCTGTACGGGATTACTTTCAGCGCCGATGATTCGACTTGCTACGCAACGTTTAGTGACAACGGCGGCACTCCGCAGCAAAATTATTTGGTTTCGTTCGACCCGGACACTTCGTCAACGACTATTAATTGGCAACGCAAAATTCTTGTGTACAAAACAGGCGAGGCTATGCCCGGTAGTCAACAAAATTGTACGTTCACGAACATGAAACTGGATTCCACTGGAGAGAACATTTATTTCGCTGGTCACGTTTCAAGTAGCGGTAACGCACAAAACAAACTTTTGGTGTTTAAGTTACCTACAGATGGGTCAGGCGAAGGGACTTACACGGTTGGTGATTTCACAGTTGTTTATGGCACATCTAACATGACTGGAACACAAGGCGATCTTGTGGGAAGCACAACCGGCAACACATACAATATGTTTACGCCAAACGAAAACGGGACTGGTTCACGAACAGGATCTGCCGAAACTGGCACGCTGACGGTGGGGTCATAACAATGGATGAATGGAACGCTGAAGCCTCCCGCCATGAAAACGCTCCGTTTGACGGTCCAGCCCCGGATGCGACACCCGGTCTAGCGGAGGGGGTTCCCCCACACCCTGACGACTTTGGTTCTGTCCCTTACGAATACGACCCTGTAGCTGGCGCTTGGGTCAAACTAATTTATTAAGAAATGAATGTTGTTGACGCACCAAACAAAGTAACCAGCGGACGACCTCTGTCGCCCGTCGGTATTGTTGTGCATCACACCGCTTCAAACGCTAAAGCAGACCCCGACGCTGTTATCGCCATGTGTGTACGTGGCGTCAACAAAGTACCGGGACCGCTTTACAACTATCTCATTAAACGTGACGGCACCATAGTTACGTTGACAACTGAGAACGTGAAAGCAAACCACGCTGGACGGGGAATGCAAACCGTCCTGACTCGTATGCAGAAAAACCTTCCTGTTACGGGAAACGCTACCGGCCCCGGAAAGATCAGTGCGAATGGTCGCCTTATCGGGGTTTCTATTATTAACGACGGGTTAGGGCAAGATGTTCCCGAGGCTCAGATGGACGCATTGGTAGACTTGTGCGCCTTTCTGTGCGACGGGCACAACTGGAATCCTGATGTGGCAGTAGCGGGACATAAGGAATGGACTTCACGTAAAGTCGATCCTTCGTTTTCTATGCCAGATCTACGGGCACTTATCCGTCGCCGCATGGTTAGTGACACACCGACAATGGTGTTACCTAAAGAACCTGAAGATGGACTGGTTTCTTATCCCGGTTTATTGAAGAAAGGTTCAAGGTCTCACGCTGTCCGTTTTGTGCAAGCCTGCGTGGGCGCTCAACAAGATGGTATTTTTGGGCGTGTCACCCAAGCAAAGGTAATCAGGTGGCAACGGGCCTTCGGCCTTAAACCAGACGGCATAGTTGGCCCTGCAACATGGGAAGCTATGAAGATCAAAAGGACAGACATTGTTCACCCAGCGTTTTATTAAAGACTCATTAGAGCGTGGCGTAGCTACGTTTGCTCAGGCTTGGGCGGCTGCTATGGCAGTCCCCGGCCCAGATTGGGGCGACTCCCTGAAGATTGCAGGGGTCGCTGCTCTTATCGCTATCGCTAAAGCTGTTGCAGCTACCCGTGTCGGTGACCCGGAAACTGCTGCTATGGGTAAGAGCTAGCCTCTTTAGAGGGATGGGTCTTTGCGATGACGTACCGGCAGTCAGGGATACAATATAGAGAGGCCAGTTTCGCTTATAACACGAGCGATTCTACGGTCAATGTTGGTGTTATTGGCGTTGTCGCAACGATCCCTACCTCGATTGATTTCCCTTACCGCAAGTCGGGGATGTCATATAGGGATTCTCTTTACACTTACAGGGAAGCGCCTTCATCGGGTAACGCTTACACCGTTATCTGTTTGCCTGACACGGTAGGAGTCACCACCCAGTTCTCTGCGGTAGCTGGCAAACCGGCAACGGTTAGCCCTGCAACGATAGACGTGGACGCTGGGGTAGCGACAAGCATAGACATTGACGCTAACTATGTAGAACTTGACGAAGGCATGACGATACCTGTCGCTGTGCCTGCGGCAAGTCTTCTTATTGGGCAGCAGATAACACCTAACGAGATAGCTGCCACGGTTGCGGTGCCGACACCAACACCGGGTGTTGTGGTGCGACCGGACACGGTTGAAGCAACATCGACTGTGTATACGGCTAGTACCCCTATTTCGTTTAACGCTAGGACTATTGAAGCGAAGGTCACTACACCGGATGTGCCGTTGCATCGCATCATTGATCCGATGCCGGTAGCGAACGTGCGTCCTATGGTCGGGCCACGTCATCAACCTACTCCTGCTTCTTTTGCTTTGTTCCGTCATTACGCTCCCGAGAGCAGAGGCACAAATCTTATTATTGTCAATAACGCTTCAGTGCAAACGTTTATGCCTGCCGATCAGAGCACAGCTACCCGTGTGATTTACGGGGGACACGACTGCCCAGACGATTTAACGGCTACTGAGCAAGACATCTTGATAGCCGCAGGGTATAAATTAAGAGTAGGAGCCGCTGTCTAATGCCTATGTATTCCTACCGTTGCGCTAACTGTTACACCATTTGGGATGTTTTCCACAAGTTCAGTGAAAGCCACGATGAGCCATGCGAGAACTGTGAAGGGGAGCTTTCTAAATACTATGGCAGTATTCAGATTTCTCCAACGGCTTGTCCCACACGGGGCGGCATCCACGATTCTCGCCCGATTGATTTAGAAGCTACTCGACAGAATGAGAAGAACAAGGAAGCTGATCTTGCTGCGTACAAGCGGTTAAGGCAGGAAGGGTTGCAGCCTCCGAGCACTGTTGGTGCTGCGAAGTTAGAGTCCGAGGCCGGTACGAAGTGGGAAGTCAAAGCTGGTAAAGCAGTAAGTAAGAAAGGGCAGAAGCAGCTACAGGAGTTCTTAGGATGACTACCACTCAAGCATGGGTTGACGCTACCCGTGACATGCTTCTTTCGGGGTATGTAGAAGAACTCGATGTTTTAACTGCTGGTATTACTAGCGCTTCTCAGACGACAGTCACGGTTCAAGGTGTGGCGAGTAGCTGGGCTAAAGGCGTCGTGTTTGAAGTCAACTCGGAAATGTTTTATGTGACGGGTGTAGCGGGCGGTAACACCCTTAGCGTGTTCCGAGGATACGGGGGATCTACCGCAACAACGCACGCTAACAGTGACCTTGTGAGGGTGTCTCCCAAGTTCCCTACATATCGGATCGTTCAATCGTTGAACGATGATCTTAACGATTTGTCATCACCAGATAACGGGTTGTTCCAAATGAAAACAACCAGTTTCGATTACAACGCAAGCGTTGACGGATACAACTTGGCGGGTTTAACTTCCGACGAAATCAACTCTATTTACTCTGTGACTTACGCAGATGTAGGAGTGGAAGCAACCGAACCCGAGATCACTTCGTGGACACTTAAACGCAACCGGGATACCACTACCTTTTCTAGCGGGCTTGCTTTGATTCTTTACACCCCAGCGTGGCCCGGTAAAAAAGTTACAGTGATGTATAAGTCTCCTTTAACTCCTGTATCGACAACTGATTTGACAACTAATCAGTCTGCAACTGGGTTGGCCCCCACAGCGTATGACCTTCCTCCGTTGGGTGCAGCGATGGCGTTGATGACTACCACTCCCATACGCAGAGAGTTCCTTGACGCAGAGGGTACTTCACGTATGGCCGATGAGGTCCCACCGGGAGCGATCTCAGCCTCTTTCAGAGATTTAATGGGACGACGCAGGGCAAGGCTAGAAGCCGAGTCAGCGAGGCTCCTAGCACGATATCCGCAGGTGTGGAGTCGAAACTCTGCCGTACGCCCGACTTCGCAATGGAGCGGGTTCTCTGATGGCTAGTGGAGATTACTTACCGGTACAACTTGACGGCACATCGTTTCTTGTCGATACGCGCCAGTATGCGCGCACAACTGTTCCTGCGTTAAGAGAACAGCGAGACAACAGCGCCGAGGCAGGCGAAAACGCTTTGGACACGAGCGGTGCATGGACACGCTCTCAAACAGATTGGTCTTATGGTGCGGGTCAAACGCATTTTGATTTGGGTGATAGTGACCGTCGTCGCTTTGCAAGTTCTACGGGTATTGATCCGTGGACGAAAGGCGAGATCACACTTCTCCCCATCACCGAGGAGAAGCTAGACGCTACAACTAGCAACCTTCTTGTTCAGCGCATGGGTACCTACTTGTACGCTACGCACGCTGAAAACGCTGCGTATGTTACTAGCGCTACACCGACTACTCCTTCGTGGACAAGTTTTGTGGCCCGAGCCACTCATCAGATAGCTGACATCACGTCGGACGGCACAAACATTTACTTTGCTTTCGGGTCAGGCGCAGCTATAGCTAAAGCCACTCTCGGCAACAACGCTATTGATGCTGCATGGCCTACGAGTGGTACACAAGCAGCAGACATTATCCAAGTCGCAGCGGGTCGTCTGATCGGTGCGCTTGGCGCAAACATATTTGAAATCGGAGCTAACGGCGACAAGCTAGCTAGTTCACTCGATTACACACCCGCTTTAGCTGGCACTACATGGGTGTCTGTTACTGGTGGGCCTTCCGGTATTTTTGCGGCGGCAAACACAGACAACACGGGAAGTATTTACCACATTGGGGTGAGCGCTACAGACGGCACTCTTCAAACTCCTATTGTCGGCGGGCAACTTCCCGGCGGGGAACAGATAAACCAGATTCTTGCTTACGGCGAAGTTCTCCTTATCGCCACTAACGTCGGTTTGCGAACTGCGCTTATCGACACAAACTCTAACGCTGTCACGATTGGCCCAGTGATCGAAGAAGGCGGCGAAGCTTTCGGGCTGGAAGCTGAAGGACGTTTCGTTTGGTGGGGTGGCAGCAGCGGGCAGATCTACAGGGCGGACCTTACTCGTTTCACTGACACTCTTGTCCCGGCATGGGCATCAGACCTCGTGTCAACTGGAAGCTCCGGCAATGTCAACTCTATTGCACGTTTCGGAAACAAAACATATTTCGGGGCTGCTACTGACGGGGTATATGGTGAGTCGGGTACTGGTGTAAAAGTTGCTACTGGGACACTCAACATTGGTGAAGTGTCATGGTCAACTGTTGCACCTAAGTTGTTGCGTAACGTTACGGTGCGGCAAAGCCGTGACCAGTTCGATTCAACGACGACGTATCGTCAAGCTGCTCCTTTCGCATACAACCAAGGCGCTTCTACTTTCCGAGGTACACAAGTCAGTGTGATGCCGGGAACAGTGAAGTTCAAAGCCACAAACGACAACAACGCTGTGAGCGAAGTCGGGCCTTTGTCTACTGGTGTGCCTTTAGATTTTGATTTCGCTTCAGAATCGTCAGTGTCATACAGCTTTGAGATGATTCTTACCCGAGACACAAGTAACACTACTCTCGCTCCGATCATTGAGGATTGGGTGACGAGTTGTATCGCTACTCCTGACCGGGTAGACGAAATTATCGCTCCAATAATCTTAAGGCGCCAAGTGTTGACTTCTCGTAACAGTGGCTCACCTATCATGTTTGACTCCGCCACCATCTTTAATACTCTCCGCAGTCGCATGGAAGCAGGAGTCACAGTTGATTACATCGAGGGGACACGAGCGGAGAAAGTCACTATTGAACGTTTGTCTATGCAACCTGAGCGCATATCCGACAACGGGGAATGGTGGGAAGGTACTCTTGTGGTGAGGCTACTGACCGTACCCAGCTAGGGGGCCTCATGGCTAAGACTCTGTTTTTTGATATAGAAACTGCACCGAACCTGAGCTATGTGTGGGGTCAATGGCAACAAGATGTTATTGAACACACACGAGAGTGGTACATCATATGTTTTTCATACAAGTGGGAACACGAAAAGAAAACTCACGTTGTATCTTTAGACGACTTTGATCTTTACGACAAAGAACCCGAAAACGATTTTGATGTTGCTTACAAACTCTGGCAGTTGTTAGATGAAGCCGACATAGTAGTAGGGCACAATTCAGATGCGTTTGACATTAAGAAAGCTAACGCACGATTCGCTTACCACAACTTTGGGCCAACTGGTCCTTACCAAACAGTTGATACATTAAAGGTTGCACGTAAATATTTTAAGTTTAATAGCAACAGACTTGGACATCTCGGGGAACATCTTGGACTCGGGGGGAAAGAAGTCACAGGAGGATTCCAAACATGGGCAGGTTGCATGAAGGGTGAAACTAAAGCGTGGGCGACTATGAAGAAGTACGCCAAGCAAGACGTAGATCTTTTAGTAGATGTTTACGAACGGCTACGACCGTGGATGACAAACCACCCCAACAGAAACGTAATCGATTCAACTTCTCGTCAGTGCCCTACATGCGGTAGCGACAGATTGCAGAAGCGTGGGATTCGGTATACCCGAACGATGAGCTATCAAACGTATCAATGTCAACGGTGTCGTTCTTATTGCAGAGAGCGATTGACTAACACGTCTGGTCGCCCTGAATTAGTGTCCTAAAAAGAGACCACCGCACCCGATTGGATGCGGTGGTGTGGTGTCCCATTTGCTATATGAAGAAGGGAATCAACTTGCGACATTCATTCCCAAATAGACAGCTAGTCGCGGTCTATGTGTTTAAGCGTATCACGCAATTCACGTAACCGGCGGATGTTTTCGTCTTTAGGTAAAAATTTAGTTCCCGGTAACACACCGGCGGGTTGCTGTTCGTGCGCTCTTCGTAGTGCCGCGTTGTACGTTACCCAGAACTGGTTGAAGCTCGGCCAGTAGTCCGTGCTAACAGCTAACTCGCTTACGGTTTGCTGGCATACAGCGAACTGTTTGATAAGAAAGAAGTCGTGCCATTGTTTAAGTGTCGGGTCAGGCAGTTTAGATTGCCACCACACTGACGACATTTGCAGCATGATTTGGTCTGCTTCGTCTTCAGTCATAGATGTGCTCGTTCCATGAAATCATTGCGCCAGTAAAACCGTCAACTTTATTTACCCATTGCACGTACGGAGTTTCGCCACCCCATTGAGGGTCAAACGATTCAATTACGTTTTTGGCTCCCGACGCTTTTAAGATTTCGTCGGCTGTAATTTCCACTACGTGAGTTACCGTGCGGTAACTTATTCTGTGGTCCATTGTGTTCCCTTTCTTGTTCCAAGAATTTGTTGTATGCGATCTCTGGTCGAAAGCGCACATCGTCAGCGGCCATCATTGCCCGCCTAGTTGTAGCGTAGTATCCGCCCCATGTGCAGGCCGGGGTGTAGCTTTGCTGTCGGTGCCAGTCTACGTCGCTTAACGCTTCCCATAAACATTCGTGGCGCACTGGACATAACCGACAATGCGTGGGTTCTACGTGTTCTGGGTTCATCCCTTTGCAAGCGGCACGGGTTTGCCATCTATCGGTCACGCTGCGCTCTCATCATCAAAATGCGTTCCGTCGTTCCAGCTAGGTGGGTGCGGGTTTTCTTTCTTGCCGAGCGAAGGGTGAACTCGATGGCGGATAACGTATAGGCGTCGGTGTGATGTAAAGCGTTTATTATTTCTTCGGTTTGGTAGTTCGCTTCTAAACATCGCCGCACTAATCCTCTTACTTGGTTGTAGGGGGTGATGGGTTTCGGGTCAGCTTCACCCCAGAAAGCGTCTGTTACTAGTGTGGCATCTTCCATGCTGACAGTGGGGGTTTTAAGATGCAGTTCAATCTCAGTCATAGCGTTATCCTCCACCGAAATGGGTGTCAGGATTTTGTTGGCACGCCCCAAATTCGTGCAAAGAACATTGAGGTGGTTCATCGCAGACCAATTCAGTCCACATCCACAGAGGCATCACAACATACGCATCCTTCACATTCTTATTGCGTCGTTTCACAATCGCAGCAAACCATTTAGACCCAGCGTTCTTAGCTTCAACTTCTGCTTGATCCACGAAACTTGCTAAGTCAATCGCCTTATGATTCTTCGCTTCAAGACACCAATCCTCAAGAACACCTCCCCCAATCAAATCCCCTTTGTCGGCGGTGCCAGATAAAGCTCTGCGCTCTACCCACACGCCTGTTTCTTCAGCCAAGAAACGAGCGACTGCTGTTTCAAAAGCTGTTCCCTTTGCTTTGTTTTTTGAACTCAAGATTCATCTCTCCATCCGGGTTCTTCTCTCCATAAATGTTCAATTTCGTCAGCCTCAAACATGTATGCCAACGCACGGCACACGTAGTTAGAGCGTTCTGCCCACAATGGTGTGGCTTTCATGTGGTCTGGGTATTCAGGGTTGTTCTGCATTTCTAAAATTAAAGTGTCGAGATGAAGGAGTAGGTCTTCAGGTAAAGCTATTGCAACTATTTGCGTGTCAAAATGAATTGAAACGAACACATTGTCGTTGTCTTCTTCTTCCATATCTCCAACCTTAGAGCAGGGGAAGCTGCCCCTTCCCCTGCCCCTAGTCTCTCACATAAGTTACTGATGCTTATCTTGCAGCAGCTTAATGCCGTTGCGAAGGACTTGAGCTTGGGGTATGCCTTGTTGCTCGGCAAACTCTCGTACCCAAATAATGTCTTTCACTGTGAGCTTCAAGTTGAAATGTTCAGATAGCCGTTCACCTACTCGACCTCTGTGGATTGCCATTAGAAGTGGTCCTCCGCATCTGTAAACGCTGCTTGCACAGTCTTCACTGCTTCTGCGTCAGCGGGACGAGTAGAAGGGCCAGCCGTTACAGCGTTAAACCGGACAGAAGGACCGCCGTCGTTAGCGATAAAGACGTGCTTGGAACGGTTCTGCCCGGAATCTTTGTCTTCCCAGCGGTCTTGCTGCATGTAGCCGACAAGCATTACGCGAGTGCCTTTAGGCAATTCAGCTACGTTTTCTGCAAAATCACGGAAGCAAGTTACGTCAAAAAAGTGACTGGTTTTGTTTCCTTTTTCTTCTGATCCTTTGTTTACGGCAACAGAGAATTTGCAAACAGCCATGCCCCCGTTCTTTGCGTAACTCAGTTCAGGGTCACGAGTTAAATTTCCAATTAGCGTCATATCACTGCTCACTAGTTTCTCCTTGTTTCTTTTCGAGAGCGTTGTATAGGTAGTAGCTGTCGCCTGCCCAAAGATGCAGACCTAAGCCGAGTCGCATAGCGCAACGTTTAATGCCGTCCGATATGCAGTCTTTTGTTCGTTCACCTGCGTTGTCTGTGCGACGTTCAGTAGCTCCGGCTTCTTCTATAGTTACTTCCTTGCCATCTACTGTGCAGGTTAAAGCTACAATGGCACCTTCAACTATAGGGCCGTTGTAGATGATTTGGCTCACGGTGATGCTGTGAGGCCCAAGTATTCCTAATAGGCTTTGGGATACCTCGCTGTGGCTAACGTACGCCGCTGCGAATGATCCCGGTTTTTGTTTCACGACTGACGCCGGAAACGGTTTAGCTAGTTTCAGTAAATCCGACACTAGTTTCCCTTTCTTCCAACAAAAGTTGGACAACTGTTTCTTTAATTGGTGTTTGATCTGTAGGCAACGTCGCACACAGCGAGTTGTAACGGCAGTACCGGCAACGCCACGGCTGCTGCTTTGAGTCAGGCATTGGAACGTTATCGACTAACCCGTGTTCCGGTACGAATCGTTCAGGCACAAAACCGTCGTTGACTTCAGCGTCTATAGCTTTGATGCGGTTAGCTTCTGCTAGCCCTATCTGTCTTGGTGTCATGCCATCTTGACCGGGTACCGGTTCATCTAATCCGATCAGCCATTCAAGTGTTTGGCCCATCATGGTGGCGTCCCTGCCGTAGCTAGTGTCCTTGCACAAGTACGTTAAATGGATGCTGGTGACATCGATACGGTGACCTTGTGTCCCTATCTTGCCGAGAGCGTACATGGCGGCTTGCGCTACCTCGTGTTTCTCGGGTTCACCAGAACGTCGTGCAAGTTTGAAACCAAAAGATGTTTTCGATTTCAATTCCCACACTATGTATTTGTTGCGGTTTTCAGGGTCGGTGTAAATGCCATCGACGTTGCCGGAAATCGGAAACCCGAGCGGCTGTAAATCCACAGGGGCTTCTGATCTCATTTTGTAAACGTCTTCCATCGCTTCTTGCGTCATCTCGTGCAACGCTGTGCCGATATGAAAAGCAAGCAATGTCTTTGAGTCGATTGGATCTGACTCGGGTACGTCTAGCATTTGTAAACCAATTTGGCGGCTGCAAGAACCAGCCATTGATCCTCTACCTGACGTGCCTAAAGCTGTAGGTTTCGGCCCCTCAGCTTCTCGACGTTTATTCAGGTAAGTAAAGTAAGCGTTTAACGTCCGAGACGTATCAGCCATGCGGCTCGTACGCATCTTCGTTGCATTCAAGGGGTTCCTCGAAACAACGGATAGCTAACTCGTTAGCCATCTTGTGTAACGTCCCTGCCGAAATGGTAAACGTCGCTTTGTGCGGGTTGACTATTCCGTCACCCTCTTTCTTGTGGTTCCAAAGCACCACTCGGTATTCGTCGTCTCGTGTCCCGGCTTCCGGCCCACTTTCAACGCTCACAACTATGTTTGCGTCTTCTGGTTCGTAGACATGAATGACTCCAGTTTCGTTGGAATCAAAAAAATGTCCCCCGCCGTGTGTCGATAACTTAAAACAATCTTTCACGGTATTCCTTTCTAATTAAACTTGGTATCAAGTTGGTATCAATAATGTTACTTCGGATTGCACACCCAAAGCTGCCATCCTCCTGTTTTCCACACGGCGTAAGCCATCTCCGCAGAACCTGTCGCCGTAAACTTGCGATCCCATTGACTGCGAGTAAACACTCCGCTGTCTCGCCAATAGTGCTTGTTTATTTGCCAAGCCCCAAAATCGTTTGTGCGTTGGTTCCATGCAGTGACAGTGTGAAAACTCTCACACCATGCAACTCCCAAACTTTCCACCACAGGCCAGTCATACTCTGACGCAGCAGCAACTACCTGCTCGTGTGGTTCGTACGTCATGTTCACGCCTGCAAGATCGACAAGCAACCAGATGATTAAATGGGTCATGCGGTGTACAGCAATGATCGCCACACCGGTTTCGGTGACAGATTAGAGCGGATAGATGGGCGTGAAACGATGGCGTCTGGGTGAATGTCAGGGGCATAGATTTTTTCTATAAACTTTCTTCTTGCCGCTAACTGGATGACAGATCCCAATGCTCGATCTGACTCGCCGGTTTGCAGTCCCCATTCCCATAGTTCGTCTACAAAAACGTATTCGTGTTTAGTGCAGTACGAAATTGCTATCTCCAAAGCGTGTGCCCGCCACTCCTCGCCAGCGTGAACAGCAGATCGTTCTATGCCTTCTAACTGTTGTCGCTTGACGTGTGTAACTTCAGGCGTAATCGCGATGCTTCGGTGCATCATGTATTCTTTGCTTCGGTCAATTTCAAATTGGTCCCACGTTGCTTGGTCCCATTCTTCTCTCATCTGATTCCCGCTTTCTTTAATTGATTCTCTGACCAATCCAAATGCGGATTGGCTCTAATAATGTCTACAAGGGCAAACGCCGCTTCTTTGTGGATGGAGCCACCCCGGTCACCTTTCGATGACCAACGAGCCATAGCACGTTTGCATTTATCGCAACGGTTCTTTATGTATCCGTCGCACACACCGTCGCAAACTGGCAAATAGCTCGGTTTGCGTCCTTTGTGGTTACCCAATTTAGTTGCCTCGTGATTCTTCTTTAGATGAACGTAACTCTTCTTCAGTAGGAGCTAACTCAACGATCTTGTCGTCTTCAATCAAAGCAAACATTGATCGCCAAAGTCCTGCTCCCAAAGCAATACTGACCCTCCGTATCTCAGTCATTAGTTGCCTCGCGCCTCATCGATCTTGGTGTCCCAGTACATCGATTCAGCGTTTTCTCGTGCTTCAAGCATCGCTTCGTATTCGTCATCGTCCATGTCAGCGAACGGATCGTCTGGTGGTTCGTAGTAGCTCACCCTTCACCTCCGTATTCCCGTTCGGGTTGGTAGCCACGATGCAAGTCTTCGACCATTGCGTTCATCGCATCTTCTATAAGGTTCTGCAACACAATGAACTCGAAGACAGTTCCCCGGTCCGGGTCAACCTTCAAGTCCTCAATGCGTTGAGTTATGTAATCGGATATTGCTAATGGGTCGCCCATGTTGCGGGTAGACCAGTGTGCAGTTTTCATGCGTACACCCCTTTCACAAACTGAATGTATCATTTTGTATCATCTAACACAACGACTACGCAAAAGGAGGGCGCGCAGCCCTCCGCCAATGCGATTGGGTGTCGTGATAGTGAAACACCTAGCGGTGTTTCACTTTTTTCGCTTACTGAACGCTCGTTTAGCGAACGTCTGTTCGCTTACTAAACGTTCGTTTAGTGAATAATTATTCATCGACCGATTTTCTAATTACCGTTAGGTAACCACCCATTTTTAGGTGCCAGTCGAACAGGTGTTCGATCACCCAGGCGGGCCGCATTTTCTAAAAATTGGTACTGGCTAAAGCCTTATTTATTCGCTACTTTTAAGGGTGCGACATTCACCAAATAAGAAAGGGTCGCTATATGTATTTCCAAACCCAAATAGAAATAGACAACTCTGAGCTAATAGAGGAGTTGTCTTATGAGTTAAACGAATGGTTACAAAACGCGGACGCTATCGAAGGTCTGACGGTAATGATCGGAGAGCGTGAAGACGAGATCATCAACCAAGCGCTAGAGATAGAAGAGTTGGAATCACGTCTAGTCGATCTGGAACAACGTCTTTCCTATTACGAGGACGGGCGCGATATTCGGGAACAGGTAATCGACATCATTAACACTCTCAACTTCTCGATAGAGGTGGACTAATGAACGAAAACAACTACCTGATGTTGGACAGTGAACAAACGAAAGCTTTTGCATACGCTTTGCAAGCTCACGCCCTAACCATTTCTAGAGACGCCACTAGGGAGATTTTGTCTAGTGTCCTACTAGAAACACATAGAGACGGGTTCACCCTTACGAGTACAGATAGCCACGTATGCCTTCACACTTTCCACGAGTGCAAAGAGGCAGACCCTTACTCACCTAATTCGGGAGCGCTTTCTATTCGCTTTTGGGTGAATGGGGACAGTCGTCATAATGGGCTACGCGATTTAGGTAAGGCGTTAGCTAAGGCGGGGCGGATTCAACTACGCCCGGGCACTATGGGCGGGGACGCTAACCACATAGCAATACTGGACAGCGACACGACTGAGCAGGTGGCGCTACCGCTAACAGCGACAACCGGCGATGACTTCCCAAACTATCGCCCTCTCTTCTCACGTAAGGAGGCAGAAGGAGAAGAGAACCGCGGGCTAGTCCTATCACCCAAGATCATGACCACCCTAGGGAAGGTGGCCACGTTGGCAGACAAAGCCGCGGGATCTAACAAAGGCTATTTTGTAGCCGAACCTAATGAGCGCGAAGGCGGACCGGTTCGGTTTCATGTACCGATAACCAAAACGACAGCGTGGCACGGGTTAGCGATGCCTCTGAAGTTCGACTACCTCGCAAACGTTCACCTTCAGACACGACCGGAGGCGGTACCTAATGCATGACCCATTAACAAGTGACCTAGCTCATTTTGGGGCGCGAGAAAGGGCGCTAGTGGTTGAGCTTCTGACAGCTTGGCAGGATCACGGGCTACCGTTCGATTTTGACGAGGACGAGGTAGTGCCAATGTTTAATCGGTCTAGTGGCTATGTCTTCCTAACTAATGCCAATTATGAAGTGGCACTCGTACAGGGTGGAAGATTGGTGTCCCATTACTGGCTGTCCTACGAAGGCCACGAGGGAACACTGGAAGAGCTAGAAGACGAGTACCGCGCCAACGGTCACACGTGGCACCCGGACGATATCGAACAGCTACAACAGATTAGAGAGGCTAATACT